ATGGTCCAGAAACGCCGTTGGCGATGCCACTGGGGGGGATACCTCAACTGTTGCATTACTTGTGTCGTGCTCGACCAGGGCCACCGTGTTGATCGTCATGGCACGTCCGGCAGATCGGCATCAGGTTCGCCATGTCGTACGGCTCGCCGCCATCGGCGATTGGCTTGATGTGATGCACCTCGGTTGATGGCCTGCCACAGAGGCGGCACTGTGGCTCCTCTGCTCTCACCAATTGCCTGAGGCGTTTCCAGCGGGTGGGATAGTTGAACGCCTGTACGCGGCCTCTCCGTGGCACCTGACGTACGCCACTGAGTCTCGGTGCCGACCTCATTGTCTAGCCGCCTGAATGCTGTCGATGATGTGCCACAGATCCTCGAGTCTGATCGTGAGCAGCCATGGCTCACGGGCACCGCCAGCCACGACCGTGCGGCTCAGCACCATCGGGCGATGAGTGGGTGCATCGGCCTCGGCTTGAATCATGGCTTGACGGATGGACGGCCTCGCCTGGTGCTTGACCTCCACATGCACTCCGGCGATGTCGTGCCGGATGTCCTCGACGCTGTGCCCTGAGTACCCCGCCCGCCTCGCCGGCAGCCCCAGTGATGTCAGCACTGCCGCAGCCTCACGCTCTCCCCGTTGGCCTTTCTGTCGAGATGGCGATCCCATGGGCGATTCTCCCGATGCTACCCGTGGGCAATACCATTATATCTCCTAGTGTTCTCTATAGAAGATGGTATTGCCCAGGGTATCAAGTGTCAGTTATCCCCAACTCATCCACAACGGCGGACAGTTTGCGAATGATGCTTCTGGCGTAAGAAATGACCATATCCCGCTCTTCTCCGCCAGCCTTCTCGGCCCACGATGTCAGCGTGCCGAACGTCTCGAGGGTGGAGTCGAGCCGCTTATTGAAGCGAGCCATAGCCTTCCGCCCCTGCTCACCTACCGCGAAAGCCTCTTCGGCGATCTGCCGAGGGTGCTTCTCTGGCTCGTGGAACAGTTCGCCGCTATCAGGCAGCGTTGAGGCGGTCGCCTTCTCTGTCATGTCTTTGATCGCGTTCGAAGCGATACGCCGCATGGCATCACGATTTTCACATACCCGATTGATCGGTACGCCCATGCAGGTCGCTACGTACTCACGAGCGTCTGATATGTACTCACGGCACGACCGCTCGGTCGGCAGCGTATCCCACGGCTCATCGGCCTCGACCATCTGAGCGATCACTGCACCGTATGAGATGAGCCTGCTCACGTATGGCTTCTCCTGGCCGATCAGGTCGGCGATGGTGCCCGGCATGAGGCCAGCCATCCATGCATCCCAAAGGATGTACCCCCGCATGGCGTTGGCAGTGCGATCAACGCGCTGCCAATTCTCTATGACTGTGGCCTCGAGGCGATCGACCGACAGTCGAGCATCGTGCACGAGGATCACCGCTGGCGGGTTTAGAACGGGATGTCGTCGCCGTTCGGTGGTGGTGGGTCTTGCTGCTGTTGCTGTTGCTTTTTCCACTCGCTGCCGCCTTTCTGTGGGGGTCTGTTGTCCTTCTTGACCCTGCCGGTGTACTTGCCCCACTCTTCTTTCCACTCGAGGAACGCCACGAACTGCCCTGGTGGCAGCCCTTCGGCGTTCCCTTCCGGCACTGTGAAATTGAGTATCAGATCGCTGTGAGCGGTGTCGGGCAGTTTCTTGACCCCTGCCCAGATCGCAGGTGAGAAACTCTCTTTGTCTCCCGACCTCGGTCGAGGCACCGACGTGGTGCGTTTGAACGGTTCCGAAAACACGTTCGGTACTGATCTCCTAGATCCTGCCATCGTCATATGCCCTTTCTGGTGCCCTGCGCGAGTTGCCCGTGGGCAACTGCTCTTCATCGTCTCTGCTGTCCATTTCGACATCGGTCCTCGGCAGGAGCAGGATGCCGAGCAACCAGTATTTGGTAGCGTCTGTGAGTGCCGATGCCTCGGCTTTGTCCTCTGGCCTGCCCTTGCTCACTACCACGGGCCAAGTCACTGAGGCCGTCCACGATTCCATTGAGCCGACCGCAGTGATCTGGAACCAGATTTTGACCTTGTGCTGAGCGTCACCATCTGCGGTGCAGAGCCATCGGACAGGCTCCCATCCGAGGCGGAATACGCCGAGGCCATGGTCGCGAAAGAGTGGCCGGACGTGGCCGATGATCTCTTCTGCGCTGGCGTAGTCGTAGTTTGCGAAGTTGTTTCGGCTGCCCTTGCTCACGGCGGTCGCCGCTTGCTGTGCTTGTTGGAGCCGCTCTGCTATCGCCCGAGGTATGGGCTTTGGTGTGCCTTTCATGGCCTACCCTTTCCGAGTCTCTCCGCGTGGAGGAGCCTGATCCCTTCCCTGAGATTCAGGCTCCTCGCGCGCAGAAGGACTCTGAAAAGAGTCACCGGTGAGGCGGTCGCCATGTCTGGCGTGCTCGCTGAGATCGCCGAGCCACAAAGGCGCGGTCATGCCAACGATGCCGATCAGTAGCAGCATGATGTAAACGATCCACGCGACGAGCATGATCCACCTCGTAGGCTCGCCGATGTCTCAAAAGTCCGCGCTTAACGCATAAGAGTCATTATCGGACCGGGAAGGGAGCGAGCCAGTGGCAAGCCTATCGGATCTCCGCCCGCTCTGGCATCACTCTTTTTTGTCCCCGCTTCCTCCACCACGTATCCGCTCGCCGAGGCGATTGAGGCGGTCTTTGCGCTTTTTGCAGCCACAGTCCTTTTTGCCAGCGAGGCGGGCAACCTTATCGGCGATGGCTTTGGCCGTACCGAAGGTCACTCGGTCGAGCGCAGCCTCGACCAGATCGCCCAGGCCCGGCGGCGGCTTCCCACGATCTCCAGCGTAGTGCGGGCAAGTTTTACATATCTCCGCAGGATGTGCCACTCGGAGAATTGGGCACCAGCCCGCATCGGTGATCTGGTCGCATGGCTTCGGCACCCCCACTACCCGTTGCTGCTGATCGAGACGTTGAGGCGATGAAAAGCACCCTCAATGTAATAGTTGAGGCCGTTGTGTCCCTGCGTAGAACCTTGTGGAAAGTCCCCGCTCGGGCCACTGCACTCCGTTGTTTCGTCCTGCCAGGCGGTGCACTCGCCACTGCTATAGGGCGGATCATCGTTGACATCTCCGCAATCCCAGACCCAGTCATCCCATCCATCGTCATCCCCATCGATCGGGAGTAGCCAACCATTTGACAATTCATGGCTCGCGTTGGCAATGCAGGACGCAGCCACGACGCAACCGTCCGGCATCAGGGTCCACGAGTACGATGATGCGCATGTCCCCTCGAGCGTCGGAAGGTAGACGGTGGGATTCGATGCGTACCAGGTGTCAAGATCGTCATCGTCCCAGTACCGAATCGTCCACGCGGCATCGAGTTGTGTGGCTATCGCATCATCGTATGAAGTCCACATACCATACGGATACGAGGCTCCCTGGCAACACGGGATATTGCAGCCGAGGTGATCCGTTTCCCCACTGGGGCCATGCCCCCACGATACCCCAGTATCGCCGAACGATCGGATGACCGTCTCGCTACCTGCCGAGTCTGGAGGCGGGCCGGGGTATACGTCGCCGCCTGAAACCAATTCCATGTTGTTGAACGCCTGCCAAGGAAAGTAACAGTACCCGCACTTCCCATCGAGACTCTCGCCGGTGCCGGCAGCAGTGCGAAACACCATCGGGGATCCATCACGAAAACCGCCGTCAAAGTATGATGCCATATCGTTGCAATCACAGTCGACCACAGCGTCCGTCTCGATTAGCCCGACATCCAGTTCCATGTACACGACCGCGTAGTCCTCGCCATCGACTGTCTCTTTTTGTAATTCCAAAGTCGCCCGCCAGCAGGCCCGCTGCCCTGGCCAATCATACGACTCGCCTCCTAGTGGAGATTCACCGCATGGGCATCCGAACATTGTTGACTCCCCCATCGCCGATGGGCCTTCCACTATAGTCCCACGATAGGACGCAGCACATACCGCCGCATCATCCGCATACCGACCGTCACAAGGCTCCTCTCCAGTTTGAAGCGACATCGTGCAGGTGAGGTTGACAGCGTTCACGTCGATTTCGTCTGCGGCGATCTGGCGATCGTCCCAGTCAACGCAGTCGCTGCAATACTCACACTCGACCAGTTCCGTACTCTCTGAGTTGGTGCATACATCCTCATTGGTCGCGTGTATGTTGGTGTGACCTAGATCCGTATAGCCAGTTACAGTCACGGCCCCCAGAGACCACCTCTGGTATGACACCGAGATTGAGCCGGGAAACGGCGGGTCGTGGAACTCTTCGCCGTCCTCAGTGAACTCGCAATCGTCAGCGGTAATGGAACTACACGCGCAAGATGACAAGGTATCCGACGAACTGCAACAACACCGGCGGAGGAGTGGTGCGCTCGTCATTCCCAGCACTCCCCCCACCACTGTGCGGCCTGGTCGAACGTCGCAGTATATACCCCATCCTTATCCACGTCGAGCCGCATGAGAACGCGCCGCCGTACCTGCTGAATCTCCCAGTCGCCCATATTCGTCTTTAGTTGGCTACTGGCGTAGTCATCGGTTTCGTTGTATGTTTCGGGGTTGTTGTAGGCAAAATCAGTCTCATCTGACGTTGCGTCCTCGGAGCCGTCGCCGATCCACGAATACTTGAAACGGTAGTCGCCGATCGATTCCGCCCCAGTGATATCAGCAAAGAAAAAGCGGTGGGTGATCGGGCCACGCCAAGCGACCATGGCGATCTGCAACTCTGTATCCGGGACATCGACTGAGGTCAGTATCTCCCACGGCCCCGTATGTCTCCGAACGAGGCCGCCGCTACAGGCATCGTCTTCATCGGAAATATCATCGTTGATAGAACCGGAGGGCATCATTGCGTACCCCCCATTCATCTCGCCCTCGATACTTGTCCTCGCAATGATCGCAGGAAACACGCCAGCGACGAAGGCTTTACCAACCGTTCCGTACTCGCCCGGCCCCGGTGCTTCTGTGCTTGATGTCAGTGCAACCGCAACCCGGCGAGGATTGGTGCCCGGCGAACTGGTCGCGGGGCAGGCCTTCCCCATCTGATTGAGGTAGGCACTTAGACTCGACTCCTCGGGAGCCGGAGTGAATAGGTCGCCTGGGTTCAGGTATACAGGACAGCCGCGCTTGATTGACCCGCCCACATCGCCGTTTTTGTACTTTATTGTGCAACCGCTCTCGGTGAGATTGTTCGTCACATCAAACGACGATGTGCCGCCTGGACCGGTGCCGAAGCCATGTCCCCGCTTTGGCATCTGTCGAACCTTCGCAAGAGCAGCGACGTGCTCGCGCCATAACGCTCGCGTATGTTGACCTGCACCGACACCTTCGTTTGGTAAAAACATCAGGTGAGCATGTCGCTGACGATAGATTTTTGGCTCGTGGTGATCAGAGAATCGAAGTCGGAGAGCGTTTGGAATAACTGAACCCAGTAGACATATTTCGCATGCAGTTGATCGGGCGCATCCTCGTCATCACAGTCGCCTTCACCTGGCACCGGCGAATCCACCGTCACGAGGTAGTCTTCTGAAAAAACACCGTTCGCGTCTGATACTGCCCGCTGGCGGCAGTAGCCGTACGGGTCGTATACGAAACGCAAATCCGATACCGGCATCGCATCGCGTCCACTGGAGCGGGTCGAGCCGCCAGCGAAGAGCAGCGTGCCTTGAGGGTAGCCGAGCCAGTCGGCGTTGTTGCGGCAGTGGATGAGGCCACGCCAACGCGCTCGGAACGTCGTGGCGGCTGCGTTGCTCTCCCATGTCGTGGTGATAACCAACTCTTCTTGGGCGACCGGGACCGTCATAGGCACGCCGCCGAGGTCACATACCTTCGTAGTCATCTCCTCGAGTAGGCACTGATACGTATCTGGCACATCTGCGGTTTCCCATGGGCCTACGCCGCCGTCCTCAAACGCTGACGGAGAGGCGTACCGCCAAAATGTGCCCGATGCCTCGGTCGCACGAACGTCGGTGTTGATGTATCCGGGCGAGTTTGGGTCAGTGTTCTGAGCATCAGACGATGAGCCAAGCGAAAACTCGCTGTTGTCGTCGTACTCGACCACCTCACGAATCGTGTTTCGGTTCACCTGTGTCAGTCGGACGTTGATGCATCTTCCGGTACGTGCTTGGCCGAACGGGAAAACCTGATCTCCTATATCCATCCCCTGCCCGCTGTCTATGAAATCCTCGATATCGAAGTCTGTACCGGTTGACATCTGCCACAGTCGAGTCCGAGAGCCGCCGTCCCATGGCTTCGTGACCTTGGATATATGCGAGTCTTCTTGAAGTGTGGAAACGTATCCAGGCATCGGGCGTACTCCCTAAGGCATCGTCGTGCCGAGTGCCATCAATCGGTCGTTTGTCTTTGCGATCAGTTCGTTTGTTTTTCGGGCTGCGATCAGTTGCTCGCGCCTCGTCACGTTTGCCTGCCTTCGGTCAGGCAGCACGATCGAACCGACCGCCGTCGAGAAGGACATCGATGTTACATCCGGCCCTTGCGCCTTCATATCTCGCTGCTTTGCGAGGAGACTCTCGAGCCGTATCTCGAGGTCTTGGATACCCGATGTGGCATGTTCCGCGATCTGCTTTGCGGCATCAGCGACAATGGACCCAGAGGCCCCTGCCCGCTCCAGTGCTGCCCTCTGGTCCTCGAGGGCATCGGTGATCGCCTTATGCTTTCGCAGCCGCATATCGGCGATCTCGGCCTCCTCTGCGCCCCTGACAGCGAGCAGGTGTAGATCGTGGTCCATCTCGTTATGCAGGCCGCGCAGATTGTCAGCGGCTTGGCCCTGTATCGCCGCTACCTTTTTCTCTAGATCGGCGGTCGCGGTGAGCCGATCGTAATACTCGTTGATGATGTCTCGGCGGCGTGCCTCTGTCTCATACGACTCCTTGATCGCCTTTTGTGCCGCTTGATGGCTCATCTTGCCCGCCGCTGCCAATGCAACAAGGGTTCGCTCCACGCCGAGAAGTTCATCGTCTAGTTTGCGTATTTCCGCCGCCCGGTCGAAGGCGAGATCATCATCAGTGGTGAGGCGACGAAGTCGCGTGCTCTGGTCTTTGCCTGATAGCGATCGGAAGTCACCGGCAGCCTTGAAGGCGGATGTCACATCTTTCACCTGCTTCTCGAGTTTCGCCAACCCCTTCCGGTGCTCCTCTAATATATACGCCTGCTCGGCGAAGGCTTCGCTCCAATACGGTGTCGCCATGAGTAGATCGTGCATCGAGTCAACCACGGCCCCGACACCGAATGGCAACTTTCGCAAACTTTCGTACCCGTCCTCGATGTCTCCGCTGAATATCTTGATCGCCGCCGCCACTGATCGGAATCCGGCTTCGGCAGCACCACTAACGACCGATATCTTCGTCTGCAACGTGGACCACGCATCAGCCATATGGCCCGTCGCCTTTTTTACCATCGACTGGAACTTGCCGACCGATTTTCCGGCAGCCTTCATCTTCGCGTCGAATTGCTGAGCCTGCGCTTCGAGGTATACGGTGATGGTTCCTACGTCAGATTTGGCCATATCGAAGCCTCATCAGAAGAGCGTCGGTGCCGGTGGGCGCGTTCCACGCAAAGAGCGGCATGAACTGCTTCAGGTCGGTGCCCTGCTTTGCGTGCACGCCGAGCGATAGAGCGCGCTGCCACTGAGCAGCGACATCGGGTAGCCCATGCTTCGAATCAAACGCCTGCCAGGCGTGCAGTTCGTCTACAGGGATCGCCTGTATTTGTGAGAGCGTCAGGCCGAGAGCGAGTGCAAGGCGGTGCATAAATACCTCAGCCGGTGTCAGTCCGGCAGATCATCCCCTACGATCGCCCGGCTACAGGCATGAAAGAGATCGCGGAACTCATCAACTGGCAGTGCCATAGCGGCATCTTCGTCCAGCGTGGGGCACATCCTCGCAATGACTGTCTGCGGCAGCGGTGCCTCGCCGTCCTTGACTACTTGCGACGTGAGCCAGACCCAGTCTGCGCCGGTCGCTGGTCGTACTTCAAACCTCATAGAACGCCCCTTGCTTGCTTCTGTGTCATTTTCGGATTGGTCACCCAGAGCAACACCGCCCGCATGTACTTATCGCGGATGGTGTTTTTTGATTGTGTGTACTCGTTTGTTACTACGAACTTACCTGTAGTGCGGGATGCGCCGATCATCTTCCTCGCCCGCTTGGCGTGGTCTATATCCCATGGTGCTGAGCCGCCACGATAGACTTTGTGCGGCCACTCCAACAGATGGGCCAGCCTCGCCCGGCCTGCCTTCTTCTTGTGGTAATTCAGAAAAAGCCGAGCATAGGCACCGGGCCTTGCTCCTCGGCGCGTGCCGACCTTCACAGTAGTCGCCTTCGCGGCTGCTTTGCGGATGCTGTTTCTTGAAGGCACCGAGGGTTCAGATACTGGCACGCTGCGCCATGCGGCTTGCACTCTCTTTTTTAGGATGTTCATCGCCGCCCGCGCGGCCTTTCGCTCGATGTTCTGGCGTTTGCGGAACGTGAGGCCATCCAGCGCGGCCTGTACTTCTTTGATTCCGCCGACATTGATGATCATTTTCCGAACACCTTCCGCCACCTCGGCCAGCCCCAACCGATCAGCAGCGTGCCGCCGATGATCATCGCAGCAATCAGAGCAGGCCAAATCAGCATGCTGGCAATCTCCAGAGCGAGCAGCGTTCCGACGCTCACGGCGGCCCCGCATGCGATCATCAGAAGTGCCCTGGTGCGGTTGCCCATCATCCATGAAACGATGCCCGCCGCGACCAAGGCCACACCAGCCCAAGTCATCACGGCGAATACACCCGATGCAGTCGCCGCCTGTGTGAGACTGCGACCGGCGGCAGGCATCGCAGGGGTCGAGGAGTTGCCCGTGGGCAACAGGGACGAACAGCCAGCAAGCGGAAGCATCGCCAACAACGTCAACCGGTACCCGATGATGATGCAGAAGCGGGTGTACAGCGTCATTTTGTGTGCTCCTCCAAGTCTCCGATGCGGTCGAGGATGTAGCCCTGGTGAACCTGCATTTCTGCAATCTGACGCTGAACAGATGACCAGTACAGGAACGACGAAACCAATAGCGGCAGTATGAGCGCGAGGATGATGAGCCAGTCCTGCAAGCCGAGATGCACCGTGTTGGTTCCCGTTCTGGTCATATCAACTGCCTTCGGTGAAAGTCCACGCCGCAGTCTGCTGGATGGTGATCGTGCCACTCACGCCGGAGCCAGCGGATACCGAGAAGCCGGGGATATCGAGCACGCCCTGCCCCGACCACGTCGAGGTAGTTGCATTGCCAAACGTGACAGTACACGTGTGCGCTGCGCCATCGGCATCGGTGACGAGTTGGTCGTAGTCGCTGGCGGTCCAGTTGAGCGTCACCGATACCGTTCCGATATCGACGAAGCCGACAACCTTGGTCCGCGTCGTGTCGCTGAGGTCGGTGGTGTCGATCAGTTCGACCGAGCCAGGGGAGTATGAGACATCGAGAATGTCGGAGTATGTTGTCGAGTTGAAGAGGACGGTAGTCCCCAGGGGTGTCGTGCCTGCCATTGCTAAGGCTCCAGATAGAGATTGATAAGTATCGGATAAGTCACCACATAGCCACCGTCTGGCGATGCGGCGATCGTGGCAGCCGAGCGGCTCGCGCTCATGCTGTACGTCTTCATTTCATAGGTGCCCGAAGTCCCCTCGAGTGCTCCGAGGACTGCGTCGGCAAGCGTCACCGAGTCGGCGTATTTCGCGTCGATGCAGTCGATCGAAGCCGTGACGATGTCAAGGGCAGACTCGCCAGTGAGCGACTGGATCGAGTCGATGTCCTCGATGTCGATCACCACGCAAGGCATCGCATCGCCCTGCTCGCGGTAGCCGACGCTGATCCGCGTGCTGACGATGTCCGTCACGCTGGTCGCATCACCAAGAACGTCTACTAGTAGTTCGCCTGCGGTGGTCATGCCGCCACCTTCACGCTCTCAAGATCGAGAAAACGACGCAGGCCATCACGGTCCATCACGGTGCGGATCTCATAATCGTCGCCTTCCCATGTGATCCGATCGCCCTGGGCGATGTCGTGGCCCTCGTGGTATGGAGTTGTGAACGTGATGCTGTCGATCTGAGCGTCGCCGTCTGCGTGCGATGCTGCCTTTACTCGCGTCTTCACTGCCACCCACATAGAAGAGTATTTCGTAGACCAAGTGAGATCATCATGGCCGTACTCATCGCGGGACCGGCTCGCGGTTTTGACAGTCACGGCGAGATGGCAGTACCCGTTTCGCATCAGAATGGAAGGCTCTGTTCTACGTGCCGCAGTGCTTGCCGAAGGCTCATCGGGATCTCGACCAGGGCAGGCGATGAGACACCCTCACGTACCTGCCAGAAGTGCGAAGTAGCAAAGAGCAGCGCAAGGCGGTACGGGTGCGGGACATCGTCCCAGTCATTCCATCCGGTCGTATAGGTGACCGTGGCCTCGCCGGTGTCGAGGACATCATCCGGGACAAGGACTCTCATCGGGGTAGCGCGATCGTCGAGCGTCAATACCGTGTAGGTATCGTCATCGTCCTCGATCGACGTGAGGCCAGCAACCGGACCGAAGGGCAGGTCGATCCAGCGATTGGATCGGAAGTCTACCCGTAGTGCCTCGAGGTCAATCACGAGGGTGCAGGTGTAATAGTCGAGCGAGCAGCCGGTGTACTCCTCCACCCACGTTCCGGCTCGGCGGACGGTATCGACTACGTCAACAGTGCTGGACGTTGGCAACCGAAGGTATGTCTTGACATCATCGGTAGGCACCTCATCCCACAGCCGCGTTTCGCCAGCCACCTCGCGCTTGATGCGGAGCGGTTGCCGGTTCCATCCATGCAGGACCGTATGGGGTCGCGTGTGGGTATGAGTCATGGCTGCACCTACTTGGCCCGCTGCGGAGCGGGGTCACCGTTGGACCCCGCCCCAGTGCGGGCAGCACTTGATTGATCAGGAAGCGTCGGTATCGAAGAGTCCGACCGCGTTGCTGTCGATCAGCACGCCGTCAGTCTGACGGTACGCCCAGAGCGTCGTGGTCATCGTCGAGGCCGATGTGTAGGGGTCCACGAGAATCGTGGTCTGACCCCAGTCGTAGATGCGATACGCTCGCTCGATGTTACCGAAGAGACACTGCGTGTTCGACATCGCAGCGGCAACCGTCACGGGATAGCCATAGAGGCTATAGACCGGACCATCACGAAGACCGCTGTTCAGCGCGTTGTGCTGAAGCAGGTAGTCGCCGTCATCGTTCTTGAGTTTGCGGATCGCCGAGAGCGTGGTGTCATTCATCATCCAGCGAGCACCAGTGTTTCGGTACTGCGGTGAAATGCTGTGGACGGCATCGATCACGCCGTCGCCGCCATCGGTTGCGATGTCCATGAAGGTCGCCGTACCGAGCGCGGTCACGAGGCCTTCGGGTTGATTGGATGTGCCAGAGCCATCGAGGTAGCCGTCCTCGAGTCCGGCCTGGATCGTCCGACCCACTGCTCGACCGAAATACTGGTCGATGTTGACAACGGCACCCGCCGACATCAGGCTCGACCAGGCAATGGCCGTTCCGTACGACTTCGGCGAGGCGGTCTTCTTGGTGATCGTGACATCGCTCGTCGAGATGGTGCCTTGCTCGGCCAGCCATCCGCCGGAGCCGATCGCCGTCTCGACTGGGATCTCTCGATCGCCTCGAGCCTGCGTCACCGAGCAGATGCCCCGCATCGTGTTGGGATCGTCGAGCATCTCGACAATGGCGGCCTCCATCTCCGTCGGCACGACGTTTGCACCGCTGCCGGTGCCGTAGAGCAAGTCTCGCTGCTCCTGATTGGCGCGGCCAGTGAGGTTGGCAAAGAATGCTTCGCTGTATGCGCGGGACTCTGTCGAGTCATCGGTGCGGTTGCCCATGGGCAACGGGGCATCGCGGGTAGGCTCGTCAAGCATGCTCTCGACTCGGTCGAGCGCAGCGGTGCGGCGAGTGTTGCGGATCTCTGCCTCGGCCTCGGTAAGTCGAGACTCTAGGCGGTCGTACTTCTCAGATGAGGCCGCGTCCATTTCGCCATCCAAGATGCCACGCATCTCGCTGGTGAGGCGGCGGACCTCATCGTACTTTTCACGTTCGGACATGGGTTTACTCCTGACGGATACCGAGGTAGCCGGGTATGCGGGCGTACTCACGACCGAAACGTCGTGAAGCCTGAGATTGAGAAGCCGCCGCTCGCGCCGACCATCGGCCTGCCGCCAGTCCTCGTCTAGTTCTGATTCGATAGAGAATGCGAACGACATCGATGAGAGGTCAGATCGGCGGATCTGCTCGCGCGTGTCGTTGCCTAGTTGTGTCTGCGGTAGGTCGATCTCAAAGAGAAGACCGGCATCATCCTGGTCGAGGCGGAGGGTTCCGGCACTCCGCC